TAATAAAAAGAGTAATAAAATAAAAAATTGGAATTTAGAATTAATGAAATCTCAGTGGAATGTTGGTAAAAAATTTAAATCAAAAAACACATACACCCAAGGTGGATTTGTATTTGTGTAAATTCATAACTTAAGAATAATACACGATTAAAATGTAGTTAAAATGTCATACACAGTTTTTGACACTGAGACTACAGGTCTCCCCAAAACACGACAATCGCCAACCAAAGATAATTTGGAATGTTGGGACGAGTGTCGTATTTTGTCTATCGCCTCAATTACATATTCTTCCCGAGGTAGGGAACTTTCTCGTTTTTACACTGTGATTAAACCAGACGGATTCAAGGTTGCCGCCACTGAAGTTCATGGAATCACAGAAGAAGAGGCTAATACAAACGGTATTCCATTTGAAGATGCATACAAGAAATTTGTTGATATGACACATAATTCTCAAAAAATTATTGGACACAACTTAAAGTTTGATATTGATGTATTGAAGGCTGAGACTATTCGAAGAAATCTTGACTTTTCTCCAATTGAAAAAATTACTCGCGTGTGCACACTGGACCTCGTCAAAAAGTGGTATGGAAAACCAAAGAAACTTGTAGTTATTTATGAAGAACTTTTTGGAAAAGAATTTGAGGGAGCCCACAATGCCTTGTTTGACACTCAAGCATGTGCCGAGGTTTACGCTGTTATAAAAGATGACCCTAGAAAGTATAAACCTATTCCACAAAAAAAGATTATACTCAAGGCATCCGAGGTTGCTGCATGTATTGGAAAGAATCATTTCAAAAGACCACAAGAAGTTTTAGATGAGATGTGGAAAAAATATTCCCCCGATACTTTCAAAGGCAAAACAAAAGATGATTACGCCATTGAAGCCATTCAATCGGATGAAAAAGCAACTGAAATTTTAAAAGAAGTTGAAAAAGCAACCCCCAAGAATTCATCAGAAGTTATGAAAATAATGGATGAGGTTTCTCTTCGTTTGAAAGTGGCTTCAAGTCTCCAACTAAGAGATTTTTACAATGTCAAAGACTTTTTGAGAAAAACTTTATTCACAAGTTTTGGAACAAAAAATGAATCCAAAACAGCTGATGCTGATTCTGCTAATCTTTACGAGGATGATACATTTTACAAATACAAAGTATGTGAAATCGAGGGAACTACATATGAAATTGTTGGTCGCATCGATCGTTTTGAAATTGGTGATTTCAATCAAAAGATATTGGTTGAAATTAAAAACAGAACAAGGTGTCTTTTCAATACTGTTAAGGAATATGAAGCTATTCAGGTTCAAACATATTTACAAATGGTCGAGTTGAACATGGCTCGTTTGGTCGAACAACATAATAATGAACGAAAAAGTTATATTATCATGAGGGATGATGAAACTTGGGATAGGGAAATCATTCCAAAGTTGAAAGAATTCTGTCATGTGTTTCACGGAAACCTAAGTTAAGCGTAATAAATAATGTTGTAATTTAAAAAAGATGTTTGAACATATTTCTTCGTTTCTTCATTTTATTTTTACCCCCGATGAAATTGAAAGAGGACAGGGCTACAGAGTTCCTTCACCACCCCCACCAATTGACCTTGAACGCAAAAAAATTGCATTTGCTGTAAACGAAGCTGGTGAAGAAATTATTATAGAATACCCGAATCCTCTCAAATTATCAGATAAATATCTCATGTAATGATAAATGTGTGTATCAAAATTTATAATGACCCTCATGAATTCTAGAAATCAGGCCCACGCGTTTCACTTAACTACTACCTCATACGCGCAACACAAAGCCCTTCAAAAATACTATGATGGTATTGTTCCACTCCTCGACAGTTATGCGGAAACTTACATGGGAACACTAAATGGTCGAATGACATTAAAAAAGGTCAATACTCGCCATATTCAAGACCCCCAAAAGGCTAAAGATTATTTCAAAAAACTTTTGGTGCGTATTAAGAAGATAAAACTCCCTAAGGATGATGCCCTCAAAAATATTCAGGATTCAATTGAAGCCTTAATTAAGTCAACAATCTACATGTTGAAATTAAAGTAATAAGACAACCTAAGTCCGGTCCATTTTCTAATTCTGTAATACACAAAAATTACAAAATGGAATCCCAGCTTTTACAACTCGTTGATTTGGTGAAGTCTCTTCACACAAAAGTCGACGAACAAAACAAAGAGCTTCAAGAAATTCGTAAAGAAAACAAAGAGCTTCATGATAAAATTGGTGCACTGACTGCTATTCCCGTTTGTGGACCAACCATAAGAAAGAAGCCTCGTGCCGAAAGAGAACAATGCTGTGCGTTGACCGCAAAGGGAACCCAATGCAAAAACAAGGCTGTCGATGACGGAAAATGTAAAATGCATATCAACCAAGGTGAAAGAACCATTGAACCGAAGATTAAAAAGCAAAAGAAAATCAAGCCCAAGCCACCTACTCACAATCACCTCCCAGGACTTCGAACTGCATACTGTCAACTTTGTGAGACCCACGGTGATATTATGGACCCTGAATTGCCAAACAGAGAATTCGAAATTATCGCAACGGGGAGAACTACCATAGATACTATTCGAGAAGAACCAGAAACAGCTCCCGAACCAGTTCTTCAACCCGTGGAGGAACAACAATTGGAGATTGAAGATGATTTTGACGAAGATGAAAGTAATATCATGCAAGAGTTGCAGAGATTAAGTGCATCCCACAATATTTCAAATTGGGCAGATGTTGAAGATGATGATGATTTTTTTGAAAATTAAAGATTTATCTCTTTTTTTAAACATGTATGAAATTGTTTCTGACACAGATACAAAAATAAAAATTATTCAATGGTATGGATATTTTTTATTAGGCCTATATAAACTTTTAGGTGATGAAATGTCGGTCATTTGTTTTTTGTCTCTAGTTCAAACTTTTTTCTTTGACATGTCCCACATTTTTGTATTCATAGTTTTTGGAATAATAAGTGATTTACATCTTATCCGTTTCAAGCCAGTCATTGAACACATAACAAGTATTTCCCATCTAGCTCTAAAACGAGAATATACTTTGACTACATATGTATTTGGAATAACATTTCTGAGAGATGTCATGGACTCCATGCTTATTTCATGTGTTCGACTTGTATTGAAATTAACGGTGTATTTTGCTATTAAAGCATATAAGCGTATTGTAATATATGTCAGAAATAATTAAAAGTGCACAAGAAATTCTTGATGCCCTCGGTTCTGGATATAACGAATGTGTATATCACAAAGCTTTCGAAGTTTCTTTGCGAAGCAAGGGAATAGATTATGAAAGCGAAAGAATAGTTCCCATAACATTTCAAAACCACGTCATAGGAAATTTAAGAAGCGATCTCATAATCGATGACACAGTTGTTGAGCTCAAATCAACAAAAAATTTAAATGATGCAATGCGAATACAGGTTAGGAATTATTTAAACCTAACCGGATTAAAAACTGGTATTCTTATTAATTTCCCCCTAGGGTCAAGTAAAATTCAGCATGAAATAATATTTGCGTAGTGTAGATGTTTCGTATATTTGTTATATTAGCCATAACGGTTGTATACATTTTCTTATTTGGACCGGAACCATCGTTTGGATTTAAATACATAGAAAATTTCTTTTCAGAGGAGGATTTTGCTAAGATAAAACATGAATGTTTTAAATTATCTAATTATCTCACTGAAGAAAAAAATACAACTGCCGAAAATAGAATATCAACAATTGTATCTGATGACAACACAATTGCCAAGTTGTGTAATTCTCAAACAACTAAAAATAAGTTGAAAATACCTGAAAACACAGTTCCGGCCGATGTTCCTATTGAACTTAGAAAGTATAAAATAGGTGGTGCTATGGATTGGCACAAAGACACCGTGCTTTATACGAAACCTCAATACGAAATGATATATACAGTTCATAATACATCTGATTCAAAAACAATGTGGTATGACCCTGATAAAAGAAAAGTTCACGAAATAGAAACAAAACCAAATAGTATGATAGTAGTCAAAGCTGATGATGTTCAACATCGTGTATCTCCTGTCTCAAAAGGAGACAGGTCAATCATAAAATTTGCTTATACGGAAACAACAAAAAAGGCACCTGGATACTTTATTAATGCACTAAACATTAATTGATGGAATATTAGTAATGAATGAATGTCGTATCTTAATCCAAGTAATTATTGTATATTTCTTCGCATTGTTTTTTACAATACCAGCTCGGTGCATATAACACCAATTCGAAGGAAATATTAGGGACATCCCCTCTTTAGGAACTATACTTGTTAGTGGACCACCAATTCTAAAATCGGTAGTTCCACCATCTTCTTCTTTCATGTCGTTTAGATAAAACATAACTGTCAAACATCTTCTATCTTTGACAAGTTCATCGTGATGCCAGTTATAAAAATCACCCTCTTCATAGCACTGAATATGATATCCATCATCATCTAAATATTCTTCTAAAATATCTGGTGGGTGGTCCTGGTCCAATACAATTTTTGTTCTTTCAATATATTCACCTACCACTCTGCTTACACACTTGTATATTTGTTCATCTATACATCTCCAGTCTTCTAAATCATTAATGTATAGAACTGAATTTCTTCTTATATCATTGTCTATGATTCCTTCATCTAATTTAGCCGGTGTCTTTCTTGTATCTTTTTCATACTTTTCAATGATTTCCTTACACAATTCTTTTGACATAACATTTTCTATTGTGTGAACGAATTCCATTTAATAGAAAAACAATATTAAAATAACCTAAGTCAGACGCGAGTTCAATTTAAGGTGTGCTCAAAAAAATGGACGCCATCCGTGAAGTGCTCGCTCTCTTGGACAACAACTCTGAGGCTCTCCCCGAGGGAGATTACCTCAACGCGTGCAACAGGCTCAAAGAAATCTACAAGGAGATGGAAGACATGCCCTTGTATGACACTGTATCTGAAAATAGTTCTGAAGAGGGAGAACGCCCACCTCAACGAGTTCCACAACTCATGTTGTCTGACATTGAAATTCATAAGCGTATTAAATATCACCAAAAAATGATCAAGGAGCACACTGATTTCAAACGCTTGACCAAAAGACTTAAGATCTTGGCTATGCAGCAATATGCCAAGTTTAATGGTGTGGATGAGAATAACATCGATGAAATAATCGAAATGATCAAGAGAGATTTTGGTGATAATGAGAAGAGTAAGCGTGAAAGGTTTTACATGCCCTATCTGGATTTTGCTAACGCTCACATGGCTAGGGTTAGAGCGATGCACGCAGCTGAAATTGAAGAGCTGAGACAATTTCTCTAAGACCATGATAAACGCTCTTTGAGACGCCTTAGAAGGTAAGGTGCAACTTCTAGTAAATGTCCATATGGAATATAACGGTAATCTACTCGCCTATGTTCATCTATGCCCATTAGATTAGCGGTGTAATACCTATCTTTTTCAAATCTCTTGACTATTCGAAGAGACACTGGGTTGTGTGTCGCAGCTATTGTATGTACATGGGGAGCCACACAAGCGTAGTGTAAAGATTTATTGTATTCGTGGTCCACCTCATCTTTATTATGAAATAAACAACCCTGTTTATTGATATATGCTCCCCGAACTATCTTAGCACCAAGCATGTATTTTTTATTATATGCATCTTCAATGTCATATAATAATTCATCAAGTGCTTTTCTTCTATACATTTGATATGTCTGATAAACATGAACCCTGTCCTTCGTATTATATTCTTCCATGAGAGATTTAACTATTTTTGGGTATAATACATCCTCTGCATCTATTAAAACTTTTATATCCCTGTGCACTGCATCTTTTACTATTTTAACTGCGCTGAGATACGCTTTGTCAGGACTTTCTCTGGAACCCAAACTTGTAAGTTTTAGAGCACACATGGAATCCGATGGGAATACATCTAACATTCTTCTTGATACGTCTTCTACATGTTTTGCTTCCCTAAGGGAACAATTTTCTTTTGCATAGTCCATTATTAATCTTTCACCTCTGTGTCTATATTTGATCATTACATCACCTATTTCTTTGAAAGTAGAAGCGTATCTGAACATCTATAATAACTAAATATTTATATAGAGGGCATTACACATGTTCCACTTACTTCTAGGGAACATATCAACCTGTATACTTCTTCTCCATCTATAATTTCTTTTTCAATGAGAATGTTTTTTAACATTTCTAGAGCTACTCTTTTTTGTGTTAATAAAGCAAGAACTTCATCATAACATTCCTTGACCAATGCATCTATTTCCAAATCTATTTGTCTCGCTGATTCTTGACTTAAGTTGTTATAGTCATAGTTGTTTTCACCAAATCCGTACATTGTTATCATTTGTCTCGCAAGTTGGTATGCTTGGGCATAGTCTGCAGATGCCCCGTTTGTAATTTCTTCTTTGCCATAAACAATTTCTTCTGCTGCTCTACCACCCAAAGCAACTTTTATTTGGTTTTTGAAATAACTTTTAGGGAACAATCCAC